ATACCTGCTATCTGATCTTTTAACCCCTTGTCCAGCGTTGCGCGTACCAGAGCGGCGTTCGCGGAGTCCCGCAAGCCAGTGGATACTTCCTTGTTGAGTTGCGCGATATTTACCTGATATTCTTTCGTCACAGCGGCTATTTCCTGTACGCGCTTCGCGGCAGTTGTCATGTACTTACCGCTGTCCACAAGCCACCGCGCGCTGTACGAAAATGGCGCATTCTTTTCTATCGTCGCGGCGGCATCCTGCTTGCCACCAACCCCCGCGATTCGCGCTGCGGCGTCAATGCGCGATTGTTCGGCCAGCTTGCCGAGTTCGTCCCATTGCTTTTTGAACTCGCCGCTTTTGAGTTGCGGCACAGTCAGATTTGCGAGCAGAGACAATTTCTGCACCAGTTCGCCGATGCCTATGCCTACCGACGCGGCGAGGAACCCCATGCCGCCGAGAAAGTCATCGCGGAACCACTTGAGCGACGCCTTGCTGGTTTTTATGATGTCATCCCAATTCGCAATAGCCACCACAATCAGCCCGATAGCCGTAGCGACCGCGAGCAACGGGTTCGCCATGATAGCGGTGCGCATCGCCACGCCTACCGCCGTGATGCCGGTAACTGCCGATGCGCTGGCTGCGGTTTGCGCTGCTGCGAGTTCTACCGCCGATTTGCGATACGCTACGTTAGCGGCGGTCGCCGCTGCTGTTTCGCCCGTAGCGAGAGCACTGGCCGCTCCTTGTGCGAGAGCCGCTTTAGCCCCGAAGTTTGTAGCTTCTGCCGCGCGCAGGTTCATCGCCGCGTTAATGGCGAGGGCTTCGCTGTGCGCCAGCGTAAGGTTCGTTGCGCTAACCAGCCCTACCGCAAACTTACCCGCATAGGCCAAACTCAACACCGTCACGGCAAGCACCAGTATCTTCAAGTTCTCCGCGAGTAGCAGTACCGAATCGCTCATCAGGTGCAGCGACGCGGTGATACCCTCAGTGCCTTTAGATGCCCCCATGAACTCGCCCACCAGCATTGTGAGGTTGTTGCGGAACACCATCATCTCGCCCGTAATGGTGCGCGTCATGGTGGCTTGTTTCATCAGTGCTGCGATAAGTGCCGGATCACTCCATGCCTTGAGCAGTTCGGCGTTCGTGATTTTTCCTTCCGCCGAGAGGGTCTTGAGCGCACCAAACGTCACGCCCATACTCTTGGCGAGTATGCGCATCATGTTCGGCATCTCTTCCATCAGCGCGCGGAACTCGTCGCCTCCGAGGCGGTTAGAGCCGATGGCTTGCGTGAGTTGAAGCATCGCGCTTGAGGCTTCTGTCGCCGTCGCCCCGTAAGCTTTCAGCCCCAGCGCGACGGCTTCTGTCATGCTGGATACCTGTTTTTGCGTAGCACCGAATTGCGCGAGCGAGTTAGATAGGCGGGTGTAAAGCGATGCCGTCGCTTTCAGATCGCCCTGTGACTCTGCCGCTATGCGGCGCACGTCCGCCAGTCCTTGCGCGTACTCTGCCTGTGTCTTGGTAGCGATTCGGAGTTGGGCGGTGAGCTTGGTGTAATCGTCGGTGAGGCGGCGCACCTGGTCGAACACCGCGCCGAGGGCAAGCGTGTGCCCAAGCTTACCGAACGCCGCTTCGACCCCCGCGACGGAGTTCCCCATCTTGTCCATCGAGTCATGCACGGTCTTTTCAGCGCGCTGCATGTCCGTGGACAAGCGCGCCATGTTAGCCATCAACTGTATTTCGAGGATACCGGCGAGTGCCATTACATTGCCGCCAATTCTTGCATTGCCCGCTGCATACGCAGCGCAACATTATTCGGTAAAGGCTTGACGTAGGGCGCATCTGCCCAAGGCGCTTCCGTGTCTGGGCTTTTCGCTCTTTGCGATTCGCTGAGATATTCAAGTGAAGCCCTGTGTAACACGCGCGCCTCCCAAGACGAAAGTTCGATGCCAGTGTTCTGTTGCCATGATGAAATCTCGGCATGAGTGAGTGGCGCTTCGCCCATCCCGTTCGGCAGTGTCGGGCCGATTTCGTACAGATACGACACCAGATATGTTGCTTCGCATTCCGGCATCGTTACTTCAACACCGTCCTTCTCATACTGCTTAATCCGCGAGGGGCGCTTTGTTTCCGCCTTGTCGCCCTCATACTCCGGCACAGCTTGAAGCCATGCGCTGTGCCGGACGTAGGTTACAAGCTCGGCGCGGACACCTTCGAGAAATTTGACCAGTCCGAGATGTACTTCGCAACTTGATCCGCGATGAAACCAATGGAAATGTCGGAATACACCGCCATCGCCAGTTCTTTGCCTTCGAGGCCGTCGTACTCCAAGCCCTCGAAGCCCACCGTCACGTCGGCCAAGAACTCTGCGGTTTCAGCCGCCTTCTTCTCGGGAGTCTGATCGGTCTTACCCTTCTTCTTGAGCGCGTCGATCATGCGGTTCTGCTGGCGCGACTGTGCGGCGGCGTATTGCTTGGAGCCGGGGCCGTAAACGGTCACGGTCACGCCTTGCAGCAATTCGTCGTTCGCGTCACGCAATTCCAGTGTGCTCGTCGGTTGTACCGCTTTTGTGCGAATATCCATTTTTGATTCTCCTTAGTGGTGAAATGAGTGTTGCGGGAAGCCGCCGCAACTCGGTTACTGCTAGTACGCGGGACGCGCTCCCACTAAGGAGACACGTACCGCGCCTATGCTCGGTTAAACTTGTGCGACGATTACCGGGGCGCGGCAAACGGCTAAATCACAAGTTATCTTTTGGATGTCGTTCACCGCCCCATCGGTCTGTTCATACTTGGATACCAGGATGTCCATGTAATGGATAGAGGTATCAGGGTAGGTGATCTTGACGCTGTAGCGGTTGCTGGATTCCGATGCGGCTTTGAGGATTATTTGACCCGCATCGCCTGGGATTGATCCAAGAGTCATGGACATGGTTCCGTAGTTCTTGGAGCCTTTCACCTTCGTCACGACCGAGGTATCGACGGGCGTAAATTCCGTCACCGTAGCGGTTACGCCGTGGTTGCCGAAGTTCTCGACTTGCCCGACTGCGGTGTAGGTGATGGTGGTAGCCGCGTAGCCAGATGCGTCGTAGGTTGCGGGGAGGGATGCCGAGATAGCCAGAGTTGCGCCAGCGGCGGAGTTGATGATTGTACGTTGTACCATTTGAATCTCCTTTCACGTCGCAACAATGCGATGATGATTTGAAAACCGACTCGGCGCATCCCTGCGTTAGAAATCGGGTATTGCTTACCTCGCGAATCTTACCATAAAGTCTTGCGATTGTTGGTAAATTATCGAGATTTGGTCAAACATATCCGGCCCTGCCGTGTCGGGCAGGATGCTGTCTACGTCAAATGTGCTCACCACGCCGCGACTCACGGGCAGCGCGGCGCGAATCAAAGGCCATATCGGGCCTTGCGTTGCGGTCTTGGTTAAGAGCGTCACTTGGATGCGCTCGGACACGCTTTTAGTCTCCGTCATCGCCACGGTGTTGCGCTGCACGCCGCTTACCATCTTCACCGAGATGGCGGGCAGCGTAGTATTCAGCGGTACATCGCCGACGAAGATACGCGCGGCGGGAACTTGCGCGGTCAGCGCGGCGTTGGCCGCGAGTAGCGATCTGACGACTGCTGTTCCGCTCATGGCGTAGTGTTATCCTCGATGTCGAGCAGGTGGCGAATCATCTCTTCCGCCTGCCCCGCGTGGAGCAAATTCGTCCCAATAGGCCACCATGAATTACCGAATTCGTCAACCTCATACGGCTTAGTTGGCTGAAACGAGATTCCCGCGTCGGGCGCAAAGTCTCTTGGCAATTTCCAGCCCAAGAAACGATCCACCATATCGCGGATTTGTTCGTCTGATATTTTTACTGTTACTTTTGTCATATCGATTCTCCAAGTACCACGGCGGAAGTGTCCAGCCCGTGTTTTGTTTCAAGCCGATTTTTGATGAAATTGGCGATTACCGCCAAGGCGTGTTCCGATTCGGCATCGAGTGCTGGGCGCATGTAAGGGTGCGGGCTTGTGCCGGGGTGGTTGCCGTGCGGCATAGTACCGTACTCGACAAACTTTGCGTAATACGTGTCAGCGACTTTCCCCCGTGCGTGTCCGCCTGCGCGAATGTACGCCACGACCTTACCCTTGCGCATCCGTACTTGCGAGCCGTAGCGGATGCTGTCACGCAACGCGCCCGCGTACCCGCCGTAGATGCGCGCGTTCTCGCGCCCAGGTGGGCCGACAGGGCAGTTCGCTACCGCCGCATCGCGCACAATCTTCGCGCCTTGCGAGAGGGCGGCGCGGAGCACGTTCGCTTGCAGCTTGGGGGCGAGCGTATCGAGAAACTTTGACAAGTCACTCATCCCCTTAAAATGGATATTGCGTTCAGCCATGTTTGTACTTGTCTATGGCGCGTTGAAATTCGGCGGATAGCCTTTTGTTTTCCGCCAGCGCTTGTAATGTAGCAGGCGAGAACGGCGATGCCGATTTTTTACTGAGCAAGGATTTAACCACGCTTTTTAACCAGCTCATGTTGATTTCCTCTCGCACAAGAACTCGATTTGCTCTTTGTTCCCGATCATGGCTGGGCCGCCGATTATGCTCCACACCGTTTCTTGCCCCCGCATAATCACGAAGCGCATGGAAGCATCAATATCTTGCCTGTATCTCATGCGGATGCGGCTGCGCACGCTTGATAGCGAGATGGCATTCAGCAGCGCCTCATCGCGAGCCGGTAACTTGTCCACCATCTCAGCCCAAGCCATGCCCAACAGTGTCCAAGCCACGGTCGGGGTTTGGTACACCGGATCGACACCCGCGACGGGGTACTCGATCCTTACTCTGGTGTTGGGGTTGATAACCATTTAGAACCAGCCTTTTTTAACCTCTTCGGCGGCTGGCTCAACAACTGGCTCAACAACTGGTTCAACAACTGGTTCAACAAATGGTTCTTCGGCGACTGGTTCAACAAATGGCTCTTCGGCGACTGGCGCAACTTGCGGGAACGTAGCAACGTCAACCTGCTCCCCGCGTCGCGGGGCGCGAGTACCTGGCAACTGCACGGGCGAGTCGATCTGCTCAACGACGATCCCTGCTGCGGTGAGTTCGGCAGTCATTTGCGCGAGTCCTTCGGTGAGTCCACGGAAGCCTGTCTCGGCATGGACTTCTTCGTAGCGCGTGGTGTCGAAGCCGAGCAAGATGATCTTGGCCGCGCCTGCGCGAGCCGCGATTCGGACAGCGGCCAGCGCGTTGTTGCGCACTTCCAGCGTGTGCCCTTCGCCCATATTGACGCGCTCGTAGAACATCCCGGCGTACATCGCGTCGTAGTCTGCGTGCTCAGCGCCGAGGACGCAAATGCCGGTGAAGCCCACATTGTCCTTCTCTTCCCAGAAAGGGTGATGCGGGTCGAGAGCAACGAACATATCCGCCCACGGTGCGAATTTCACAGCGCGGTTCACGGCGATGGTTTTGAAGCCTTTGGCGGTCATCGCCAGTTCGGCAGTCATGTCGGGGCCAGCGCCGAGAATGGCGACCGTCTCGCCTTGCCAGATGCCGTCAGGGTTCCAAGGTGTTGTCATTTTGTCTTTACCTCAATGAGATTTAATCCTGTTCCCGCGACGAACGCGCCGAAGCGGAATATCAGCGCAGCAAGGCGGAAACGCAATTTGCCGACAGTCAGCCCGGTGAGGATTATCTCAACGGTCAGCATTTTTGTGACATCGGAAAAAGGGATGGTGGCTGCTTTCATTTCAATGCTCCCAGTTAAAGTCAGGCACAGTGTACTCGTCCAGCATCCCGTCCACAAGAGCACGGGGCATTTCAGCAATTTGATTGCGCGTCTGTATCACCACCGCATCGGGGTTGTCGAACAGGTGCTTGATGCGAATAATCATCCACGTCTTGATGCCGTCCGGTACGTCCGCCGCGAGGCCGTAGCCCGCCACGAACCGCACCGTCACGGCGTTATTCTGGTAGAGGGTAATCGGCCAGATGCCTCCGAATACGGGCGTGATTCTCGCGGGTGTGCTGCTAGCATCCACCAGATACCGCGCGGGGTCGAGAGTCTGCGTCGTACCGTTCGTATCAACATAGGTGATGCTCACCACAGATTGCAGAGTCGGCTTCGGTACGTGGATAGTCCAGCACGGGAAGCGATCCAGCTTCAAGTCCCA